GGTGTTCAAGACAAGACTTAGAGAGGATAGTCAAGCAGCTGGTAAATGGGAAACTGAACAAGGCGGTGAATACTACGCAGCCGGCGTTGGCTCGGCAATCACGGGCCGTGGTGCGGACTTACTTATCATTGATGACCCACACTCGGAACAAGATGCGTTGAACGCACAAGCACTAGAGAGAGCTTACGAATGGTATACATCAGGACCAAGACAACGTCTTCAACCTGGTGGTTCTATTGTAGTTGTTATGACGAGGTGGAATACAAAAGATCTTACCGGAGCGTTGATCAAAGCACAGAAAGAATTAAAATCAGATCAGTGGGAAGTCGTAGAGTTTCCAGCGATCCTTCCATCAGGTAGTCCTGTATGGCCTGAGTATTGGAAGAAAGATGAACTTGAAGGTGTTAAAGCTTCTATCTCTGTTGGTAAATGGAATGCACAATGGATGCAAGATCCAACAGCAGAAGAAGGATCTATCATTAAGCGTGAATGGTGGAACGTTTGGGAAAAAGGTTATGTGCCTAAATTAGAACACATTATCCAGTCTTACGATACCGCGTTCCTCAAAAAAGAAACCGCTGACTTCTCTGCGATCACAACGTGGGGCGTATTTTATCCGAACGAGGACAGCGGACCGAATCTCATTCTACTTGATGCTCACAAAGAACGACTAGAGTTTCCAGAACTTAAGAAGGTGGCTTACGATCAATGGAAGTATTGGAACCCTGATACGGTTATCATAGAAGGTAAAGCATCTGGCTTACCCTTAACTTATGAGTTGAGAAAGATGGGGATACCTGTTATAAATTACGTACCTAGCAAAGGAAACGATAAACATGCTAGAGTAAACGCCGTTGCCCCGTTATTTGAGTCAGGGCAAATTTGGGCGCCTGATGAAAAATTTGCAGAAGAAGTGATAGAAGAGTGTGCAGCATTTCCTTATGGGGATAATGATGACTTAGTAGATTCAATGACTCAAGCCGTGATGCGATTTAGACAGGGAGGTTTTATCATGCATCCAGAAGACGAAAAAGATCAAGCGCAAGCGAAGAAGACATATAACTATTACTAATGACTTATCTAAGAGCTTTACAATTATTAATTAACGGATACAAAAAAGTTAAAGGCATAATGCCGGAAGGTTTAGATCTTCTTAAAATAAAACAAGAAGCTAGACAAAAAGTTATCAATGCTAAAAAAATTATTAACGTAGATTTTAGTAAAGGCAGAAAATTTTACGAAGAAGGTATTGGAGATTTAATTCAAAAAGGTAAATTGTTTGTGGGCAAAGCTCCTAAAACAAAAAAAATTAAAGAAGCTGTTGATCCTAAACTTGTCCAACAAGAATCAATAAAAGATATGTATAACAGATTAATGAAATCAAACAAAGAAGCTATTAAAAATTTTAAAAACAGAAACAAACCAAGAGACGACAAAGCTACAGGTGGTCTAGCTAACTTAAGTCAAACTTATGATAATAACCCAACACTACAAGCACAGTTTCCAGATAAACAAGATTACTTAGATCTGTTTAGTAGTACAACTACAACAACACCACAAACACAAACGTACGCACAGATGACACAACAATCACCAGCTGGTATTCCTGCTGTTAAACCTATTGTGCCTATTATACCTATTCCAGAAGGAGGTGGAGATGGTGGGGGAGGAATAACAAGTCCAACAGGTTATGGTTATCGCGGGCCTAGCATGACAATAGACGATTTTGAAGAAGGAACGATTACTCCAGAAGAAGAAATGTTTGCACAAGGACAGGCTTTTAAAGGTCTTGCTCAAAAAACTTTAGTAGGTAATTTATTTTTTAAAGCCAAAGATGCTGTATCTAATAAAGCTAAAGACATAGCAGATAAAGTAAGAGCAGAAGAAATTGCTAAAGCTGAAGCTTTAAGATCTTTACAAGAAGCAATAGCAAGAAATCAAGCTCGAGCTAGCCAACAAGATTGGACAGGAAGGGGCGATTATAGTGGTGGTTTTGATCAGGCTACACAAAATTATGATGACCCTTATGATCCAGGACAAACAGAATAATGTCAGAATTTGTATCTATACTTGAAAGAATAAGACCAGGCTATAAAGTTGGTGGAGTTGTTACAACACCTAAAAGAGGTTTGGTAAATGAAGCTGGAAGCTATGCAGGTGAAAGTCCTTTGGGCACAACAGAGGAAGTTAAGGCTCTTTATAAAAAAATAGCTCAAGAATATGATCAAGTCTTACAAACAGCTGTTAACAACAGAGACTTTAGAAATGTTCCTGAATTTAAAGAATGGGCAATTAAAAATTATGGCCCTACATTTGAAAAAAAACACTATCGTAAAAATGTAACTAAACTCTCAAAGTTAAAATATTATGATACTCAAAGCAAACTTTTAGACACTTTAATTGACGAAGCTAATCAAGGTTTAAAATATAAATCATTTACTGATCTACAACAACAAGCAGGATACAGTAAAAAAACTGGTATCGGTGCGGGAAAAGGATCAACTAAATACGGAAGGTTAGATACAGCTGGAGATAAAATGAAAAAAGGTTTTGATTATCTTTATGGTAATCCAGATAAACCTGTATCAGAAATGTTTGATTCATTTAAACAACTTAGAAAAATAGTAGGACTTAATGTTGAACCTTCAAAATATTTAAAAGGTTATGCACCTTACGAAGAAAATAAAAGAGTAATTAAAAATTTATCAACTACTCTTTCTAAACAAAGATTAGCTAGAAATCCTAATTTAACATTAGGAGAACTACAGTTTAGAGTACAGAACAGAGTAAAAGATACAGACTTATTTGCTCCTCCGCGTAGCGTTACTATAGAAACTAAAATAATGGACTTTGCAAACAGACACGTTAAGCAAGGTGGTAAAAAAATAAAATGGTTAACCCAACCTGGAAAAACAAAGTTAGGGTATCCTGATTATAGTAAAGCTAAATTTAAATATAATGGTCAAACATATGATCTATCTAGATTAATTCAAAGCGCAGATGTTGATCCTAATTTTAAAGAAGTTTTTAAAGTTGAAGATGAAATAAAAGCATTAAATGCAAAAAAAGTAATTCATCCTAAAACTAAAAAAATTGTTCGATTTGATGATTTAATGCGTGAGACTTATGGATATACAAAGGCTCCTTATGCTGTAGATCATTTTAAACAAGTCGCAAATGAACCGTTTACTAGTTTAAGAATTTTACCTACAAGAGTAAACTCTGCTGCAGGAACAACTTTTCAATTTGGTGAAGAATTTATTACAGATCCTAGAAAAAAACAAAAATATACTAAAGTAGGTAAAGAAAAAATTTTAAAAAAGATAGGGTACAACTATCAAAAACCTCTTAATCAATTAATTAAAGATGAATTAAATTTAGCTGAAGATGTTTTAGTGAAGGGCAGAAAATTAAGATCACCCGCCGCTATAGTAGATGAATTATATTTTTCAGAAACACCAACAACTAATATTAAACCAAAAGTTTCAACTCAACCTACTTTAAGTTCTGATACGTTTGGTGTGAGAACTGCTATTGAAGAGGGTCCCAGTGCTGTTAAAAAATTAGGTTCATTAGGAGCAAGGGGTGCCGGAAAAGCACTTCTTTCTGTTGGATCAAAAGCTCTTCTTCCTCTTGGACTTGCAGTAGAAGGATATTTTATGAATGAAGCTAGAAAACAAGGTAAAACAGCTGCGGAAATTTTAGCTATGCCTTTCATGTTAGAAGGAAGAGTGGCCGAAGCACAAGATATGTTAAAATTAACTCCTGTAGAAAGACAAGCCTACAACAGAGCAAATATTGAACAAGATGATTCTTTGTTAGACACTGATTTTTATACTCCTGATTTAGAAGGTATAGAAACTATTGATAATGAGGCTAGCAAAAAGTATCTTCGTCAATCTAGGGCATTAGAAGAAGCACTTCGAGCACAGGAAAGAGCTGCACCCAAACAGAGGTTTACATTACCCAATATTACAGGTATAATTGAAGATGAGGTGTAATTAATTAACAGGAAAGAGATATGGTCGATAGCATAGATAAATCATTACCGAATACAGTCGAAGAAGTTAAAGACGAAGAATTTAAAGAAAAAGAAGTCGCGATCCCTGGTGAAGGAATTGCTACTAGCGATACTACAGAAGTTGTAATGGATGAAGAAGGTGGAGCAGAAGTTTCATTCGATCCAACAACGGTCCCTGGTCGACAATCAGATGGACACTTTGCGAATTTAGCTGAAGATATGGGAGAGGGTGAGTTACAATCTTTAGGCTCAACACTTTACGATCAGTACACGGAATACAAAGAATCAAGAGGAGACTGGGAACAGTCTTACAGAGAAGGTTTAGAATTATTAGGTTTTAAATACGAGAGAAGAACAGAACCGTTTAGAGGCGCATCAGGTGTTAACCACCCAGTGTTAGCAGAAGCGGTAACACAATTTCAAGCAACAGCTTACAAAGAATTACTACCAAGTGATGGTCCAGTTAGAACACAAATCTTAGGTGATGCAACAATCGCTAAAGAACAACAATCAAAACGTGTTAAAGATTTTATGAACTATCAACTTATGGATCAGATGACAGAATACGAACCTGAGTTTGATCAAATGTTATTTTATCTTCCCCTGTCCGGCTCTACTTTCAAGAAAGTCTATTATGACGAGCTTTTAGGTAGAGCCGTTTCTAAATTTGTACCGGCAGAAGATTTAATTGTTCCGTACTCAGCAACATCACTAGAAGATACAGAAGCAATTATTCACATTATAAAAATGTCTGGTAACGAATTAAGAAAACAACAAGTCGCTGGTTTTTACAGAGATGTAAAATTAGGTGAACCTCCAATTACAGAAAACCAATTAGATGAAAAAAAATTACAACTTGAAGGTATTTCAAAAGATGGTCAAGACGATCAGTACACACTTTACGAAATGCATACGAATCTAGATCTTCCTGGTTATGAAGATGTAGATGAAAATGGTGAACCTACAGGAATTAAACTACCTTACGTCATTACCTTTGCAGATGTTAACCAAACAATATTATCGATTAGAAGAAACTTTAAAGTTGATGATCCATTAAAAAATAAAATTAATTACTTTGTACAATTTAAGTTTTTACCTGGTACAGGTTTCTATGGCTTTGGTTTAATCCACATGATTGGTGGTTTAACAAGAACAGCTACAGCTGCGTTAAGACAATTACTAGACGCAGGAACATTAGCTAACTTACCAGCAGGATTTAAAACAAGAGGATTAAGAATTAGAGACGATGCACAACCATTACAACCTGGTGAATTTAGAGATGTAGATGCTCCTGGTGGAAACATCAAAGATCAGTTTATGCAACTACCTTTCAAAGGACCAGACCAAACTTTATTACAACTAATGGGTATTGTAGTAAATGCTGGACAAAGATTTGCATCAATCGCTGACTCACAAGTGGGCGATATGAACCAAACCGCTGCAGTGGGCACAACTGTTGCATTACTTGAAAGAGGTTCAAGAGTTATGTCTGCTATTCACAAAAGATTATATGTCGGACTAAAACAAGAATTTAAATTACTATCAGATGTATTTAAAACTTACTTACCAGCTGAATATCCATATGATGTTCCTGGTGCTACAAGAAATGTAAAAGTTTCAGACTTTGATGACAAAGTAGATATTCTACCTGTGGCTGATCCAAACATATTCTCACAAACACAAAGAATTAGTTTAGCTCAATCACAATTACAATTAGCTCAAACCAATCCACAGATGCACGATCTTTATCAAGCGTATAGATCTATGTATGATGCGTTAGGTGTAAAAAATGTAAATGCAATTTTACCACCACCTGCAACTCCTACACCTTTAGATCCATCATTAGAAGAAATTGCTGCAATGGGGATGAAACCTTTTCAAGCTTTTCCTGGTCAAGACCACAAAGCTCACATTGATTCACACTTAAACTTTATGAAATCAAACATGGTGCAAAATTCACCATCAGTTATGGCTTCATTACAAAAAAATATTTTGGAAAGAATAAGTTTAATGGCACAAGAACAAATTCAACTAGAATTTTCTGCTGAATTAATGCAAGCACAACAAATGCAGATGATGTTAAAGATGAATCCACAGAATCAAGAGCTAGTTGCACAAGCACAAGCGTTAACAATTAAGATCAATGCAAGAAAAGCACAACTTATTGCTGAAATGACTAAAGATTACATGGATGAAGAGCAAAAAATTATGGGTGAGTACAGTGGTGATCCATTAATTAAGCTAAAAGCAAGAGAAGTTGATTTAAGAGCTAAAGAAAATGAGAGAAAAGGTGAAGAAGCACAGGAAAGAATTGATCTTGACACTGCAAAAGCTCTTATGAACCAAGAAAATCAAGAAGATAAGCTAAGTCAAAACGAAAAACTTGCAAAATTACGTGCAAGTGTGTCGTTAGCTAAACAAGGTATGGCCGACAAGAGCAAAATTCACGATTTTGGTAGAAACTTTAAGAAAAACTAGGTATAATTAAACAATAAGGAGAACAATATGACTAAAGATTATTTAAGAGGTCAAGGTTACGTAAAAGCACCTAAAATTGAAAAAGAATTAGGTGTTGGTAAAGACGGAATGCAACAAGGTGGTATTCCTGTTGAGATGACTAACCCAGATGAATCTCAAGTGGTTGATGTTAGAGGTACAAAACGTATGAGACCTGACAAAAAACCAGTTAAAGCTACTTGGTACTAGTATGGCTTGGTTCAGTTTAGCAAAGATTGCTATGCAAGCTGGCGCAAAGATATATTC